TCGCAATATCGAGAGACCTGATAAACAAATAAATTCAATATCTTATCCCGCAATAGTGGAGGCTCACAGATAGAAACTTTAAACCTTGACCGCATTCCCGGCAGCCTTGAGGGTGTCACCTGGAGGCGAGCGACGCAGGAATATGCCGTATCGTTGGCAGTTCCGAGAGAATATTCCAAATATGCAAAGACATTAATCGGGAAGGAAAATCTTTTTTACATCGCATTCTTCTATCAAGTCTCCGACATGGGGCAGGCTGAAATACTGCTCACGAAAACCGTTGACGACATCCCGGTGCTGGCCTCAGAGGAATACAGTGAGTTCTGCCCGAACATCTGCACCCTTGATCAGATATGCAAACTGCACGGAACAAGCAAGAAAATGGCGGTTGTACTGGTGAATCTCGGCGTTTATGTGAAAGTCGGACACAACAAGTACCATCGTGACAAAAGTACAACGAATTACATCGAATATCAGCGTAAGCTGCAGAAGGGCGATTCGAGCTATAACGAAGCGAAGCTGAAGCAGAAGATGGAACAGGCGAAGGCGTTGGAGATTGCAAACCTTGCGAGGATGAAGAAACTTGTCAATGCCGAGGAGACACAGAGGCTTATAGAGCGCGAGTATGCCGAACTCAAAAAGAGGCTGAACAATCTTGTGTTCCGGTTGCCGCCGATACTGGAAGATAAGAATGCCGCAGATATCTTTGAGATCGCAAAAGGAGAAATGGATGAGTGCCTTACTGGATTCGTCACACCTAACATCTCCGCAGTTAATAGCACAGAACGCGAGGAGAGTCCTGTTGCCGCCTCCCGCGTTAAAAATGTCAGAGTGGGCAGACAGAAGAAGGGTTCTCAGCTCAAAAACAAGCGCAGAACCCGGACAGTGGCGAACAAAAAGAACACCGTATCTTAAAGAGCCGATGGACTGCTGCAGTGATATCCGGGTCGAAGAGGTGACGTGTATGTTTCCTGCACAGATCGGGAAGACAGAGGGCATGATTTGCAATACCGTGGCCTATTACATAGACCAAGACCCATCACCGATGCTTACCGTATTTGAGACAGAGTCGAAGGCCGAGGCTTGGAGCAAGGAACGATTGACACCAATGATAAAAGAGACACCGTGCCTGAAAGGGAAGGTTCGGGAGAATAGGGCAAAGGACTCCGAGAATAAAATCCTATTCAAGGACTTCGCCGGTGGATACCTTGCTATCACGGGTGCCGGTTCTGAGGCAGAGCTGTCTTCCCGGCCTGTCCGTATCGTGTTGCTTGATGAACTGGATAAGTACAAGTCAATCCGTGCCGGTGATCCGGAAGAGCTGGCATTCAATAGGACGATTACCTACACATGGAACCGCAAGAAAATCAGGGTATCCACTCCGAGGGATGAGATAAACAGCCGCATAGAGAAGGCATACAAGGATTCTGATATGCGGAAGTATTATGTGCCATGTCCTGAGTGCGGAGGCTATCAGGTATTGCAACACAAACGGTTGAAGTGGATAGAGAAGGAAGGCAAGGAGAATCAGGTCGAGTCCGTCTGGTATCAGTGCGAGTTCTGCAATGCTGCAATAGACCACCGGCATAAGACGAATATGCTTTTAAAAGGCGAATGGAGGGCCGAGAAGGAGTTCAACGGTCATGCCGGGTTCTGGATAAACGCGCTCTATTCACCGTGGATACACTGGAAGGAATACGCTGAACACTGGCTGAAGTCCCACAGTGTACCGGATAAGTTGAAGACTTTCGTCAATGAATGGCTCGCAGAGACATGGAAAGAGACATACACAAAGATAGACGAGAATGCGTTATTCGGCAGGCGGGAAGACTACGGACCGCAAGTACCAACGGGTGTCGGCATATTAACCGCAGGAGTTGACGTTCAGGACAATAGGATTGAGGCATCCGTATGGGGATTCGGCAAGAACGAGCAGTCTTGGCTGATAGAGCATCAGATATTCTACGGGGATCCGTCGCAGTCGGAGAGCGACTGTTGGCGGGAATTGGAGAAGTTCCTGCTGAAGGACAGATATCACGAGTGCGGGAAGGCCATGAAGCTGTCATCGGTATTCATTGACTCAGGCTTCCTGACTCAGGTGGTATATCGGTTCTGTGCCGGGAAGCAGGGGAGGCGGTTATTTGCCATAAAAGGGGAGGAGGGCAGACGGCGGTATGTCATAGACAGACCCAAACGCAAGAACAAGGCAGATTTGGTTATCGTGGCAGTAGACATGATAAAAGAGATCCTACATACCAGGCTAAAAATAAGGCTTAATGAAGAACAGTCAGTTATCCCATTCGGATATATTCACTTCCCGATGGGGAGTGGTACGGATATCTCATACTTTCAGCAGTTGACCAATGAAGTGCCTACGGTCAAGAAAGACAAGAGCGGGCGATCTGTCAGGACATGGTTTCTACCGCATGGTAAGAATGCAGAGGCATGGGACTGTTTTGTGTATGCCTATGGTGCGTTCACATTTCTCAGGATTCGGGACATGAACAAGATAGTGGCTCAATATCAGGGTGAAAAGAAGCTGATTGAACCGAAACCTGAACCCGAAACACCACAACCAGAGCCGCAGCCTGTCCAGAAGAAAGAGCAGAAGAGTTGGAATGTGTTTAGACGCAACCCGTCAAGAGGATGGGTTAAGGGTTGGAAGTAAATTTCGATGACCTATTCAAGCAACTGCCTAACAAGCCGTTATTGTCTCTTTTTGAAGTAGCATCCTTCCTCGGAATATCCAAAAGGACCGTATATCGCTGGTATCCTGAAGTCCTGAACGGCACAAACCTGAACGGCTCAATCAGAATTTACAGATGTTCAGTGGTTGAGTTCGTCAAACAAAATCATGGTAAAAAAGAGACGGATGAAGATGTGGAAATTATTGAGGTGAAGTGCAAAAAAGACAAAAATACATCCTCGAAACGGTCGTCATGGGTAAAAAACTGGTCCGGAAAGTAAAAAAAGTGTGACAAATGTGTACAAATGTGTACAAATGTACCTTGTAGCAACTGCTTTACAGGTGATATTGTGATACTTAATGGCGACAGATATCCCTACCAAAGAGCCGATATCCATCCGCGCAGGAGATACGATTCAGTGGACGCGTGAGGATCTGACCGCCGATTATCCCGCCTCAAGCTGGACTTTAACCTACACAATCATCAATTCCGCAGCAAAATATACCGTAACAGCCACCGCAGACAGCGAATACTTTGATGTAACCATCGCAAAAGCCACATCCGCACTCTATACGCCGGGGATATATACCCTCACAGGGCGAGTCTCTGATGCGACCTACGCATACACGGTTTACACCGGGACGCTTGAAATCCTCCCCGATTTAACCGCATCCACCACCTACGACACTCGCTCACACGCCCGGATAATGCTCGATTACATCGAATCCACGCTTGAAGGCAAGGCAGACGATGCCACTCTGGACATTCTCAGCAAGACATTCGGGGATAAGAACATCGCCAGGAATCCGGAACTGCTTATGCGGTGGAAGACCTACTACGAGTCGATTTACAGCAGTGAGATGATTAAAGAGGGAACATCGAAAAGCAACAAAATCAGGGTTCAATTCAGGAGTCCATCGTAAATGGGACGCATAAATAGGGCAATTAAGGCATTCTGGCGTACATACAAGGGGAAACAACCCCGCAATTATGCCGCCGCAAATATCAACAGGCTGACCGCTGATTGGTCGACATCAATCACCAGCCCGTCAAGCATCTTACGGGCAAGCCTGAGAACTCTCCGGGCGAGAAGCCGGGATTTGGTCATAAACAACGACTATGCAAGAGGGTTTTTGTGGCTCATTGCGAAAAACGTCGTTGGTCCTGAAGGCATAAAGCTGCAGAACAAGGCGAAACTCCGTGACGGATCGCTCGACAAGGGCGCGAATGACCGCATCGAGGAAGCATGGGCGAAATACTGCCAGCGTGGAAATTTTGAGGCATCAGGCACTCTGTCAGGACAGGATGCCGACAGGTTGTTTATCCAGTCGGTTGCGCGCGATGGTGAGATAATCATCCGGTTTTTAGAGGGATTCGACAACCCGTGGGGATTTTCGCTGCAGTTTTTAGAGGCCGATCACCTCGACGAGACGCTGAATCTGGCGAAGATGCAGAATGGCAACAGCCTCCGCATGGGTGTGGAGTTCGACAGATGGATGCGTCCTGTGGCTTACCATCTACTTACCGAGCATCCCGGCGATAACGTCTGGTCATACAATTCCCGGCAGTATCAGCGCATTCCGGCTGAACAGATACTCCATCCGTTCATCGCGGAAAGATATCAACAGCCGCGCGGAGTTCCTTGGATGCATTCAGCCATGACCCGGCTCAATAATTTGGGCGCATATGAGGAAGCCGAGATAGTCGGCGCGAGAATCGGGGCATCCTCAATGGGTATATGGGAGCCGAAAGACGAAATGGCTGATCCGAGTGTCAATCCAGATGCCGATACGACCGATTCAGACGGCAACCCGATATCCGAGATGGAGCCGGGCATATTCATGAAAGCACCATACGGGTATCAGTTCAAGCCATTTGACCCGCAGCACCCCGGCGGGAACTTCGGGCCGTTCATGAAATCTACGCTCCGGGGGATTTCGGCAGGGCTTCTGGTGTCCTACAACTCGCTCGCATCCGACCTTGAAAGCGTGAACTATTCATCCCTTCGCGCCGGTGCGCTTGAGGAAAGGGACATGTGGAAGCTCATACAGTCATGGATGATAACGAATTACAAGGCTGAGATATTCAAAAGGTGGCTCAAGATGGCTCTTGTTACGGAGGAAATTAATCTTCCGGCTTACAAGTTTCCGGAACTGCACAAGCCGAAATTCATCCCTCGGTCATGGCCTTGGGTTGACCCGGAGAAGGACATAAATGCAAACATCCTCGCGTTGGACAATCTACTGACCACAAGGACGGACCTTGCTGCAGAGACAGGCGAGGACTTCGAGGAGATACTTATTCGCATCAAAGAAGAACAAGAATTGATGAAAAAATACGGGGTCGCTCCCGTAGAGAAATCTCCAAAAGCTGAAGAAAGGGAAGACTCCCGTAAAGAGACCAGTACCGAGCCAGGTAATGGCAAGGGACCCGGAAGGCCGATGGAAGACATGGAGGCACTTTATGGCACATAAGGAAGCACAATCAGAGTGGCGCAGATATTTTTCAATGCAGGCCAAGGGAGAGAAAACAGCCGAGATTGATATTTATGAGCAAATAGGAAAAGACTTCTGGGATAACTCCGGAATCGGCGCAAAGGAGTTCGCAAAAGAGTTAAAGGCACTTGGAGATGTAGATAAAATCATCCTACGGTTAAACTCACCCGGAGGCTCGGTATTCGAGGGTCTTGCGATTTACAACCTACTTGTGGCTCACAGTGCGGCGAAGGAAGTCTATGTCGATGGCATCGCGGCAAGCATCGCATCAGTCATCGCAATGGCAGGCAAGGTAATCATGCCGCAGAACGCTATTATGATGATCCATGATCCATTCGGAATCGTCATGGGTGATGCGAGTGATATGCGGAAGATGGCAGATTCATTGGACAAGATAAAGTCATCAATCATTTCCGCGTACATGACCAAGACGAACATAAGCGAGCAGGATGTATCGGACCTCATGAGCGATGAGACATGGATGAATGCAGAGGACGCATTAGGCTGGGGATTCGCCGATGAGGTAATAGAACCAGTAAAGATAGCCGCATCCTTCGACCTATCGCGGTTCAAGAATGCTCCGAAGGTAGAAGCAGAAATAAAACAGGAAGAAACATTATCGGACAAGACTGAAACGGTAAAAAACACAAACATACAACAGAAGGAGGTAGTCAAAATGGCATTACAATGCACAAACTGCGGCACGCCAATGGTCGGCGATGCCTGCCCGCGGTGTGATATCGACAACGCAGCAAAAGCCGCGTCAAAGCAGGCACGGCAGTCAGAGATCGAAAGGGCAAAAAATCTTCGCACCCTCGGCAAGGAGTACAAAGCCGAGAACCTTGCTGAACACGCAATTCAGGAAGGATGGAACGAGGACCAGTTGAGAGCTGAAATTCTTAATAGAATCAAAAAGGCATCACCGTCATCCGGTCCCGTCATGACCGTAACACCGAATCACGATGGCAAGCCGTTCAGGAACTTCGGAGAGCAACTCCGCGCAATCGTGAATGCTGCCAACCCGAAGAACAGACCGGACGAGAGACTCTTTCAGGTGTATGACGCTGCGAGCGGTGCATCTGAGAGTGTGTCAAGTGATGGTGGATTTCTGGTTCAGAGCGACTTCACCACTGAACTGCTCACCAGGGCAAATGAGACAATGGTACTCGCACCGAGATGCAGAAAAATCTCCGTTTCTGGAAACGGCATCAGCGCACCAATTGTGGATGAGACCACAAGAGCTACCGGTTCAAGGTGGGGTGGTGTACAGATTTACAGGGCTGATGAGGCTGCTACCGTCAGTTCCAAGAAGCCGAAATTCGCAAAACTCGAAATGAAACTTGAGAAGCTCATGGGTATCGCCTATGCAACCGAGGAGCTTCTTGCAGATGCAACGGCACTTGAAGGTGTATTCTCTCAGGCATTCACCGAGGAGTTCGGGTTCAAAGTCGACGACGAAATTGTCAACGGTGCGGGCGCGGGCGAGATGCTCGGAATTCTCAACGCTCCTTGCCTCGTTTCCCAGACCAAGGAAACCGGACAGACGGCAGCTACCATCGTCGCGGAGAACATCATCAAGATGTATAGCAGAATGCCGGGAAGGTCAAAGGCTAATGCCATTTGGCTCATCAACAGCGAATGTATGCCACAGATTATGCAACTCAACATGACCATCGGCACGGCTGGTGTTCCTCTCTTCATGCCTCCTGGTGGACTTTCACAACAGCCTTACGGGACAATCTTCGGAAAACCGGTCATCGAAATCGAGCAGTGTGCGGCACTCGGCACGGTCGGAGATATCCTCTTTGTGGACCTCTCCCAGTACCTCATTATCGAAAAAGGTGGCATCAACGCATCGAGAAGCGTTGAGGTCAAGTTCGTGTATGACGAGATGACCTTCAAGTGGGTTACACGAAACAACGGGCAGCCCATATGGAAGTCGACCCTCACGCCGTATAAAGGAAGTGCAACCGTATCGCCCTTTGTAGCTTTGGCGAGCAGAACGTAATGAAACAAAAAAACATAAAGGAGGTTAATGAACAATGTTAGCTGAAACCGCAAAAATTATTCCGTTGCTGACGACGGCAGATTTCAACAATGGAACGGATACAGACTCATTCAAGATGCTGGGCGACTCCGCGACGATCATCTTTACCTTTGGCGCGGTCACTGGGAACGCGGTCCTCAAGGTGTACTCAGGTGCTACCGAGGGGGCAAAGACATCCGCGCTTCCATTCAGGTATGCGTATGGCGGTGCGGCCATCGGGTCAGACAGTTCCGATGTTCTGACAGATTGGGGAAGTGCGACTGCATCTTCCGGACTGACACTCACCGGCACGACCTACACGACCAGAATGGCAGTCGTCCATGTTGATGCTTCTGCAATGGATACCGCGAACTCAGAAGAGTGGCTCACTCTGAACATCAGCAATGCAGCCAGCGCGGGTATCGTTCACGTTGTAGCAGTCCTCGAGAATCCGAGGATATCCGGGAATCAGTCCACAACACTACTGTAATTTATGTCACTTTACGATGAACTGAAATCAGCGAACATCGTGAGGTTGCTGAGTGGCATGATCCACTCCGGTAATATCGACCTGAGAGGAAGCGACGGCAAGTTCGTCGCCAATCTCAGGTTTGATATAGACACTCCGTGGATCCACGCCAAGTCAAGCTACCGGATGAAGTGCTTCCTCTGGAAGGATGTGACATTCCACGAAATCGTCGAGAAAAAACTTCCGAAAGATAAGTGGTTTGTCCCTATGGGTTGTCAGGATTGCTTCAAGGTAGTGGTGAGACCGGGTACGCTTCAGCAACTCTTCGCTCTTGAATCGCTACAGACGCGTCTTGACCATCCGAGCAAGTGCGGCATTGAGATAAGGCCATCGGTATTCGGAAATTACGGCGGCTATTTCTACAATCGCGGTTTAAAAGAAGGGCTTGAATGTTACCTGAAAGTGCGGAATGAAGTTGATGCCGACGAACATCTCGGACCGAATATCCCGGTGATACTTAAGCGGGGATGCACTGAGATGGAGCATGGAGTAGGGCGAAGCGACCAGTGGACTACGACAAAAGAACAGATCGATTTTGAGGTTAGGCTGGCGCAGTTGTTCGTAGACGACACTCCCATACTTGTGCAATCGGAACATGCAAAAAACGATGTGAGACAACGATGGATAGAGAGGGCATTCAGCATCGGTGATGTTACGGTGTTTAACTATACCGATTGGAAGCCTCTGTATCCTGAGTATGTAACCTATCAGCATCTTATTAACCAATTACCGGGAGGCACAGACCTCTCCGCGAAAAGCGAGGTAAACGATGAGTACAAAGATTCAGGGAAAGTATAGCGGTCAGGGGCAGCGGTTAGTTTTTTTTGATAGTGCAAACAGCAATGAGACAGTTCTTCCTGTAGCAGATGTCGTTTTCTATGATGACTTCATAGGGCAGGCTTATGATTCGACACACAACTGGACAGCCAAAGATACCGGTGCAGCTACGGAGGCATTGGTTGCGAATGCGGCAAACGGTGTTTTTGCTCTTACGCTTACGAATGCCAATGAGAAACAGGAAGCAGGTATATATGCGAATGATGTTCGCCATTGGACCCTCAATCAGGGTGTTGTATTTGAGGCTCGCATAAAGGCTGCCGTTCTCCCTACTGGTCAAGCAGAACTTTACTTTGGTCTCGCTGGCAATTACGTCGAGGGACCGATCTCGGAAGCAGATGCCGGTCCGGCAGAACACATATTTTTCTGTCTGGATGGCAGCGGAGCAGTATTGTTATTTACCGATGACGGTACTACCGACACAGATGCTACGGCAACTGGTGTAACTCTTCTCAACACTGATTGGGCGGTCTGTAAGATCGACTGCGCTGATCCGACAGACGTTAAATTCTACATCAATGGAAGTCGTGTCGGTTCTGCAACCACTCACTCAGTAAATGCTACTCCTACACTTCAACTGCAGCCGTTTATCATAGCTCACAAGGAAACTGGTACAGGCGTTGGCACTCTGTATGTTGATTATGTCCGGATATACCAGAACAGGGCATAACGGGAGGTATAAATGACCACAAGAGGAAGTTGGCCTAACGACATACTTACCTTCTACGACGATGTGACACATGAGAGGGTGCTGGCGGTATCTCCTGTCAAGTTCGAAGAAGACTTCCTCGGACAGTCTATTGATGCCACCATACGATGGACATTGAAGGATACCGCAGGCGGGTCTGAGGCAGTCGTGGATGACGGCAATGGCGGCATATGCGTCCTGTCATTGAGTGCTACGGACGAGAAGCAGGAAGCAGGTATCTATGCCGGGGATATGCGGAACTGGACACTCAATCAGGGATTGTGCTTCGAGGCGAGGATTAAACCGGCAGTTCTTCCTACGGATCAGGCAGAGATATACTTCGGCCTTGCCGGGGATTATGTGGAAGGCCCGATAGCCGAGGATGACGCAGGACCAGCCGAGCATATCTTCTTCTGCTTTGACGGAAGCGGAGTGCTGAAGATATTCACCGATGACACGACAGACGATAACAACGGAGTAACTACCGGGACGACACTCACCGCATCCGATTGGGCAATAGTCAGGATTGACTGCTCGACCATAACCGATGTGAAGTTCTATGTAAACGGTTCAAGGGTAGCGACGGGTACGACATTCGACATGAGTACAGTTGCCGCATTGAGACTACAGCCGTTCTTCATGGTTCACAAGGAAACCGGCACAGGAGTCGGGACATTGCACATCGATTTCGTGCGTATGTGGATGAAACGGGAATAAATGTTCTTCACCGATACCGAATTAGGGGTATTTCTGGAGGATGAGGCGGAGTACCTCTACTTCGGTGCGGAGACGGAATCAGTCCCGGTCACATTGCAGATTGATTTCAGGGAAAGATATCAGCTTGTGCTTGACGGGGTCGAATCCACGGCCCCGGTGGCACACATCAGGACATCGGACATCTCGCTCTATGGCATCAAACATACCGACCAGCTTATCATCAACTCGCTAACCTACAGAATCACCGGGATGCAGAATCAGGGTGATGGCATGACAACACTACTACTTGAGATAAGTGAGGACTGATTGAATGGACATAAGTAACATTGGACTGTTGATAGGAATAGTTCTAAGTGTAGGAAGCCACCTTGTTATTGTTTCATCCAAAATCAGCAAATTCATGGGAACTACGGAACAGTGCCTACTGAACGTGAACAGAAGGATTGATGAGGTTGAGAAAAATCATCACAGCTGTGATATGAAGCGTAGGATGTACGAGGTTGAGAGAAAACAGGGTGAATTGAGGGATGAAATGCCTGAACGACTTGCACGGATTGAGGAAGAGTTGAGTCAGTTAAAGCAAAAGGTAGACGAGATTAAACAGGACATGAAGGCAGAACGTAACCGTCGGGATAGACGCGATACGGATTTATGAATGAGAATCTCATGGACAGAGTTCTGCGAGTACATCAAGCCTCAATGTGTCACCTGTCCGGTGGCAAAAGCACCCGACAGGAAAATAGCGGAATGTGTCGATTTCTGTCTGCTCGAATTTATAAGAATCAAATATGACGAAGGTGGAGAGGATTGAGACGTATACCGTACTCTGTTGTAATGGATATCCCAAGACTTGTTAATACAGACGATGAATGGGAAAAGTTTGTTTCGATAGGAATGTACGGATGCTGGTTCGCAAAGGAGAAACTTGAAATGCTGTTTGAGTATTTCCCTTGTGTACGTGGCTGGGTTGTAGACCGGAAGATAAGCCATGCAAAGCTGGGATGGTTGATACATACAAGTCGTGAGACAGTAACACGGCACATACACGACGTTGAAGGATTTGAGAGATGACACTTCGCGAACATCAGGAAGTTTTTAGCCGAAACGTGGTGATACTGCTTGACGAGATTATCAAGACTCCCGGTTACTCGGTTACCGGTGGGGAGTGGTGGCGGTCTGAGACGCAGGCATGGATATACTCACTGCCATTCGGATCGGAACTGTATGCCATATCACCCGACGGAAAAAAACACGAATATGAAAAATTGGTCGGGGGGTTAGGGTCCTCCCGGTCTTTACACAGGTCGCGTCTCGCGATAGACCTGAATATATTCTTTAATGGGGCATGGATGACAGACCATGCGACGTACAGCCATTTCGGGGAGACGTGGAAGTCCCTGCATCCGCTCAACAGGTGGGGCGGTGATTACGGCGGGGATGTATTCCACTTCAGTATGACCGATGGCAAACAAAAATGGTAAAGGAGGAATCATGAACGATTGGAAAGTCTGGATTAAGGGGCTGATAAGCGCGGGCATCGGTGGCGGTGCAACGGCATTCAGCACGATGGTGGTAGCACCGGAGACGTTTAACTTTCAGGAGGGACTTACGAAAACGGCAGCCGTTGCCGGGGTAAGTGCAATCGTATCGGTTGCCAACTACCTCAAGCAGTCTCCTCTTCCAGGGTGCAAATAATGGCATTTGGCGTACAGGGAATCATCCCCGGCAAACGGTACAGACGGTCTAACGGCACTTACGTTGAGGACGCACGGGGCCGGTATCTCGGTAAAAGGGTCATGTGGGTCTGGATTGGTGTACTTGATTTGGGCATCAAGACTGTATACGGATATCCGACCAATCCGGCAACCGGCAAGACTTACATTGAAGAGGGATTCTCAACGGATGACTAAGTCAGTACAGATTAAGCCACAATTCGGCACTCACTACAAGCCGGGGTCTGTTCTATTCACTCGCAAAGACGGTGCTTTCCTGTCGGAGGGCATCGTCTGGTTTCTCGACCAGTTCGACGCTGCTGACTTCCTCGCCTCCCATGTGCTGATAGTGGAGAACGAAAGGTTTGGCATCGAGAGCGCGGAGGAAGGCATCAAGTACACCCGGCTCTGGCCTCTGTTCAACGATCCAAGTTATGCAGTCGTGGTCAGGGATCCGATAGGGTTGGATGCACCGATGGGAGAACGGATAATGCAGACGGCACTCAAATACTATGGGCAGCCGTATGACTATCTCGCACTGGTCGGAGGGTTCCCGGTTCAAGTGTCGGCTAAAATCTGGAAATTGTTTCCGTTCCTGCGGAAGTTCCCGATCCCGTTTCATCTTCCCGGCGCGTTTGTGTGTTCGGCATATGTCAGCCAGGTGTTAAAGGACCAGCCTGAGTTCAAGGACGCTGAGTTGTTTCAGGATTGGCACGTTACGAGGATAACACCATCCATGCTCTATCGTGAGGAGAGCTTGTGGAAGCCGTTCAGGTTCGACATGGGCGAGTACGAGAGGCCGAGGATCATCGAGCAGTTGATGACGACAAACTAATGGGAATACTGACGAATTGGTTACTGGCAGAAGTTCACGAAAAACTGGACTTCATAATACAAACGCAGACGGAGGAGGTGATAAGGATGTCAGAGTTAGGGGATGCATTAAATGCAGTATCGGCACAGTTGGACAAGGCGAAGACGGAGATAGTTACAAAGATAGCCGACCTTGAGGCGGCACTTGCCACGGCAGGACAGATACCGGCAGATGCACAGGCAGTCATTGATTCACTGAAGGCACAGGCGCAGGCACTTGACGACATAGTACCGGACGTACCGGCTTAAACAATCGGGGGAGCTTCGGCTCCCTCTCTCAAAAGGTGGTTTATGGATTGTATTTACAATGCAGATTCTATGACAGAAGTACAGGATGCGAGGCGCGGAAAGCAGAGTGCGACTGTGAATCACATAGCCCGGTTGACTGCAAGCGGATGGACAAAGAGATGTGGTATCTGATTAAGGTGCTTGAACTCAACAGGCTTTCACTTGAAAACCAGATAGACTTTTTTACGGCTATCTTAATAAAGAAAATCAGAAATGAGCGTTAGACAGCAGATAATAGATGCGATGAAGACACGGTTTGCCGGGATAACGAAGGCGAATGGATACAACTCTGACCTCGGCAACAGTGTTCTGGATTGGGATACCGAGACTTCGGGGAGCGATCCGTCTGATTGGAAACTGCCGTTTTGCAATATCAAGGACGGCAACTCGGAATGCTTCATCGAGGTCATGGGATTGTTCAGCCACGAACTTGCCATAGACATAGAGGTGTTCTGCACGAAAGGGAAATCAACAGCCGCCGAGATACGTCTGATACTTGAGGATATCTTTGCTGCTATCGGCGTGGACGACACATGGGGCGGCTTGGCTCAATATACGATGTTCGAGGACAACGACGGCACAAGGCGGTCTATCAATCTGGTAGTGGAGCAATACAACAAGACGATAGCCAGGGCAACTATCAAAACGAAAGTTCTGTATAGAACTAACTATTGGCAAATATAAGCCGAAGAAGGAGGAAATACAATGGCTCAGATTAATGGCGCAGACAGCAAAATCGTAATCATGCCGGAAGATACGCTAAAGACAGTTCCGGTCCTTACCATCCATGACTGCGAAGCGGCATGGGATGAACTGGTCGATGCGGACGCAACGGTAACCGCAGACACCAGCGTTTACAAGAGAGGGACAAAGAGTGCGAAGTTTGTCATCGCGGACGGAATGAGTGCGGGTGACATAATCGCCACCGATAACTTTACGGCAAAGGACTTAAGCGGTTATACCTACGTTCAGTTATGGGTGTACTCCTCGGTAGCACTTGACGCAGGAGATATCCAACTGCTTCTGGACAACACCGCACAGTGTGCTTCACCGATTGAGACACTTGACATCCCGGCAATCACTGCAACGAATACATGGACCTGTTGCACGATAGCACTTGCTGCAGCCGTAAGTGATACAGCAATCGTTTCAGTGGGGGCAAAGTTCACGGTTGACAAGGGTGCTTGCACTATCTACTTCGACAACATCCGTGCATTGAACACTCGCGGACAGTTGATACCGTTCAACACGGCTACCCTCGGCATGACGATGGAACTGGAAGAGTCCAATGCCATAGCATCGGGCAGACAGCCTCTGATGCCGACAGGCGGTACAATCGGCGGTACGGGGAACATCACTGTCGAACTAAATCCGTTCCATACATCATTCCTGAAGCACGTTTTCGGGAGTTGCACGACAACCAATCCGGGCGCATACTATCAGCACGTTTTCAAGATTGACTCACTTCCGACAGGTCTTGCGATTGAGGTTCAGCACACGGTAGGACTTCTGTATAAGGTCTACCACTGCAAAATCAACAGCTTCAAGCTCACTCAGAATGCTACCGGCAAGGTCATGTGCGACTTCGGTGTAGAGGTTGCATCGGAGGAGGCATTCACCACATACACAAGTCTCGACGAAGACCCGATCAACAACGGTCATGCTCCGTTCTCCGCTAAGTTCGGTGCATTCTATGAGGGCGGTTCACTCGCATCAGGGACTTGCACGAATATGTCAATCACACTCAACAACGACATCACGGGCGAGCCTACCATCGGTAGTGCCGGTGTCAAAGACTCCCTCGCTGAAGGCAGGGCAAAGGTAGACTTCTCCATTGAGACTCTGTTCAAGGATTCCGCCATCTTCACGAAGGCGCAGAACGAAACCGAGTCGAGCCTGAAGCTGGAAAACATGAACGGAACCGGGGCAGGTACGGCAGGGAACGAGAAGATTACGATCGAGATGGATGAGGTCAAGTATGCCCTTCCACAGCAGAACATCGACGGTCCAAGGGGAATGAAGCTCATGTTCTCCGGTATCGCATACTACAACGACGATTCAGATGCAAACGCATTGACGGTGACGGTGCTGAACTCGCAGACGGCTATCGTCTAACTATTAACCATGTCCCGGTGAGTAGCGGAAAACTCTCGCCGTGAAAGCCGGGGCAAAGAAAAAGGAGAGTAAAAAATGATTAACATTCGCAAGCAAGAAACAGACAAGCCGATTCAAACTACCATGACGCTGGCGGGGCAGGAGTTCGAGATAGAACTGCTCCCTCTCGACCAGCGCGACTTCCGCAAGGCGATGTCACCGTTCAGCAAGCGGAAGAATGCCTACAACCCGGTCACGAAGACGATGGACTTGCAGAGCTACTTCGATGATGACGATCCAGAATACCAGAAGGCGATAGACGACCTCATGGACAAGCACATCAAGAACTTCTGGGGAATATCGGTTGACGGTGAAACGCAGCTTGATGGCACAGTAAGGGAGAACAAACTGCTCCTTGGAAGTATCAGGGTAGAAGATAAAGAGGTCATCGAGTTCGAGGACCAAGCGACAAAGGAGAAGGGTGTATTCAAGCAGAAGCGGGAACGGTTCTTCTCAGCACTCATCCTGGACAAGCTATTTGACCTTGCGAAGGTCAGGGCTGAGTCGGCATCAAAAAACTGATAGAGGTCATCGCTTGGCACACTGGCGGTGGCCTCAGATACTTCAAGGAAGTGTGCCGGGAAGCAGTACCGGACATTGAATGTGAAGATTGCGAATATGAGAAAGAATGCAGACACAAGAGGCCGAGGCTGGCAATCGACAATGAGGATGTGTTCGAGATTATCTATTTCTCTCCATCCGTATGGTTACGGGATATGAACGGTATTGTCGGGTTTAACTGGGGAGAGGTAGGCAATATAATGGACATCCTTGAGGTTACACGCTCGCGGATGCTGTACGACAGGCTGAAACAGGCCGAGGGATTAATGCTGCACTACATCAAGGAATCCAATGCCGGATAACGAAGTCAAGATAGTCATCAATGCTGACGGCACTGCAGCCGTAGCCGCCTTCAACAAGACTGCCGATGCCGGGAAGAAGATGGCATCTGAGATTGACAGCAGTTCTTCCTCAATGCTCGGTGGTCTAAAGGCGAAGTGGGTAGCACTCGGAGCGGCAGCTGTCGCAGCATTCGGGATGATAAGCAAGGCATCTGAGTACATCGATATCGGGGCAAAGGCGCAGCAGACGGAAGAGACATTCTCCTCCATGACCAAGCAGATGGGGATAGACGGTGAGGCTCTTATTGCCGACATGAAACGGCTGACGAAGGAAACCGTCGATGACTCGGACCTCATGCAGAAGGCAATTAAAGGCATCACCCAGGGACTCTCTGCCAGCGATATGACGAAGATCGCAGAGATGTCGGTCGTGGCGGCACGGAAGGGTCTGATTCCGGTATCCGAGGCATACGAACAGCTTGCCGATGCCATAGCGAACAAGATGCCGAGGTCGCTTGTCAAAATGGGATTGGTCAGTAAGGAGGAAGCGAAGAACATCCAGAAGGCAATGGATGCCGGTGTCGAGGGTGTAAATCTCCTGTCGGTTGCTTATGAGAATGCACAGAAGCAGGCCGCCAAAATGGGTCCTGTTACACTGAGCAACTATGAAAAGCTGCAGCAGTTAAGTGTTCAGGCGGGTGAGTTAAAAGAAGACCTCGGCAAATTCATCATAAACAACATAGATGTTTCAGGGATAACCGATGCACTCCAAAGCATCCGCAATATGCTGAAGGACAATAAGGAATACATCGAGCAAGACCTTGCCTACGCATGGATAGGTGTAGAAGGGACATTAAAGTCCATACTCTCACTTGTCGGAGCAATATTCGGGGAGATGAACGCTCAGTCATCCACAGGGTTCTTTGAGGGTTGGGCATACCTCGGAAGCGTGATACTGCCGAGCATCAAGGATGCGCTTGTCGATATGAAGAACGTCGTGTCGGATACTACCGAGGGAGCGTTAAAGGGATGGATGGCGGTAGGTGCTGCATTGTTCTTTGATTTCAAGAAGGCTGCTGAACTCGGCAAGGAAGCGGTCGCTGCCTTTAGCAGAGCGCAGGATGCCGCCATGCGTGAGACACTTTCAAAGTACGACAAAGAGTTTGAGGAACGCAAGGCGAAGGTCACAAAGTCTGGCGGGTATGTGTCCCCGGAGTTTGCAAAGAAAGAAGAGCCTGCTCCAACTGGAGGTGCTACCGGTGGAAGTAAGATCGGCGACAGTCTGAAGGCACTGGCTGCAGCCGAGAAGAACGCCAAGGATATATTGTCTGCCGAGAAGGAAGCATTCAAGATTCGGCTCGACCAGGCGAAGGACTTCGCAACGGATGCCGTAAAGGAAGAGGAATCCTTGCAGAAGCAGAGGTTAACCGTCATAGATAACGCACTGAAACTCGGCCTGATTACCGAGAGAGAAGCCTATGATCAGAAGGTCGACTACATTGACTACAGTATGCAGAAGGAGATCGAGGCGGTACAGCAAGGCAAGGACAAGCAACTTGCGGAGATAGCATCATGGGAATCTCAGTTAAAGGCTCTTTATGCGAGACTGAAGGCTGCATCAAAACCGGAGGAGCGTTCTTCCATATCCGTTCAGGAAGAGAAGGACTTTGCGGCACTGGCTGCCAAGAAGATAGAGATAGAACGGGATGCCGACAACAAGATAACGGAAATAAAGACACAGGGCGCAACGGACAGGGAAGCATTGACGGTTGAGGAGATGACACGGCAGAGGCAGATTAAACTCGAATCATTGCAGATGGAAGTGGATATGGTTAAGGAATCACTCTCGCAGGAACTTGCCGCCCGTCTCGATGCGATTGAACAGGAAGAGTCTGCACTCAAGGAACAGTACAGCCGTCTACAGGTCAGTCCGCAGGAATACCATGACAAAATGATCGACCTGATTGACAAGCGCAAGGAATACAAACTGTCAGCATTGGAGGAGGAATTCAAGGCCGAGATAGACAATGCCGTCAAGACAGCCGAACTGTATGCCGAAGGTTCAGACGAACAGCGGAAGATATACGAGAAGCTGGAACGGTATGCCAAGACATACTACGGCAAGGTTGACGACATAGCGAGAGACTCTGCCAAGGAACGTATAGAGATAGAGCGTGAAGTGTACGAAGAGGTTGCCTCATTCGCTGATGGAGTGGATCAGGGCATGAGGGAATATCTGAAAACTCTCGATTGGGGATTCGCGCGGGGCAAGGACATAGTGCAAGAAGCCATGAACAGCATGAGGGGATACATCAAGGATGTCATTTCCGGGGATACGAAAATCTCATGGAAGAATACGTTGGATTGGATGAAGGGATTGTTCGCTCAGTGGCTCAGTGACATGATGGCGATGGCAGTGGCAAATCCTATCAAGGTGGTCTTGTCGGCAGTAGGCGGATCTCTTGGAGGAGTTACCAATGCAATCGCAGGGACGGGCGGCAGTACGGCAAACTTGGCTGGCGGTGCGAGCCTTTTGAGCAGTCTGCCGGGGTTGATACCGTATCTCGGTCCTCTGCTCGCTGGAAGCCTTGTGGGTGGCAATACAGGCACAGGCATGGCGGCTGGAGGGGTACTTGGTGCAGGGTTGTCCCATATGACTATCGGCGCACTGGGAATGAGTTCTTCTCTGGTTGGCGGTGCGTTGTCTGGCGGGGCTTCCATGCTTGGCCTGTCGGTAGGTTCGTTCGTCCCGATAATCGGTTCTATCGTAGGTATGGCCCTCGGTGCGTTGGCTGGTTCACTCTTTGGAGGTGGTGACAAGGAAACAAGGGTTAAACTGAGAGGGCAGTACACCGCAGATGAAGGGTTCGCCTTTGAAAGAAAGAAGCCGGGTAAGGAATCGTATTCAGAACTTGACCCTGACTATAAGATAACGAAATACCTGACGGATTATTTCGGTGCGATCCGCACATCACTCAAGGACTTCGGGGAAACTATCAACGCGGACATGACGGCATTTGACCAGACGTTCGAGTTCGGACGCAAGAAGTTCAAGACCGAGAAGGAGTTCCAGAAGGCGGTTGATGATTGGACGAAGAAGTACATCCAGACTCTCACAGGTCAGGATTGGTCGCAGTTCCAGAAGGACGGCGAAAAGCTGACGGATACGGTCGCATCCCTTATCCAGACGGTTACAACTATTCAGGCAATTAAAGACATCAACGTCAAGGACATCTACGATGAGATAACGCTTGACATGAAATCCTATGCGGAACAGTTACAGCAAAAGACGAATGACATATCTGCAGCCGTTACCGAGTTGAACAGTCTCAGTGGTGCTGAATACCGCACGAAGCTGGAAGGAATAGTAACACTTACGCAGGATTGGTATAACAGTCTTGTCCAGTATATGACGTACCTAAAGTCATTAAGCGCGGAGATTTCGGCTGACATCAAGGCAACGCAGGAATCCATGATGCTCGACACCATGCAGCCTGCGGAGAAAACGCAATATTACGATACGAAGGTGCTTGAGTTGTGGGATCAGATGCAGAAAGAGGCAGACCCGACAAAGCTGGCGGCACTCTATGAGCAGTACATGGACTACTTCAAGAAGTATTGGGGTAGCCTCACCGAGGAAGAAAAGAAGGCGGTGCTTGAAAACAAGAACGCATTCCTTGATGCGGTTGAAGACTTGATGACTACTAAGATCGGGGATGCAGTCGTAGGCACGGAGAAGGAATTGCAGAGGCTTGAAACAGAGCTCGGCAAGATAGACTTCTCCCCATTATATACCTTGAAGGGTTCGGCAGATTCGGCGGCAACAGCTATAAGCAGTCTCGCATCAGCGGCAAGCAGTGCAGCATCAGCCATGAACTCATCTTCGGTTGCACAGGCTGCAGAGGGTCTTGCATATGTTCCGCGGGACAATTACCTTGTGAATCTCCATAAGGGTGAACGGGTACTGACCAGTAGTGAGAATCAGGCATACAACGAAATAATCTCCATGCTCGGCGGATTTGACCTGTCGAACAACTCAATCAAGGTGATTGATGGCTCGCATCAGTCGGGGCTTGACTATGTGCCGTATGACAACTACACGGCAAATCTCCACAAAGGCGAGGCTGTACTTACGGCGCAGGGCAATAAGGCTCTTGTGGCCATACTTGATAGATTGGCGAAGATGGAGCAGGGAGGCGACCAGCCTGTTACAGTCGTGTTTAATGTAAGTGAGAAGGCTGATGCGATAGTCAGCATAGTCGAGGCCGGTGGAAATAACGCAATAAGAAAAATCAGGAGAAATCCTGCATTGATACAGAGATAAGGAGATTGAGATGATAAAAAGATTAATCAGATTGACGGTCATGGCACTGTGCTTCATTGTATTGTTTATACCGAACTATGTTCATGCCTCACTTGCATGGTCGAATGCCGCATGGGGGACGATCAACGTATCGAATATCCTGAGTGATGCCGAGGGTGAAAATAGCACCTTTGCGGTTGACCTGAATACCTATTCGGGGACATTTCCCTCATCCGGGGAGTTTCTTGTTCAGGTCTATTCCAGTTCATGCACATCGTACATTAACTGCTCGGCAAGGGAAATCGTCAGGGTCAAGGCAGTGAGCGGAACTGGCCCTTACACGCTCACTATCAAGGCTCGCAACCAGGAAGGCACAACTCACAGTGGGAACTGGGGATCAGGGTCAAAAGTCACTCATGCTTTCACGGCAGGGGCTTTCAGTGAGTTCGGGTATAGCATGGCATTGACTGACGACTCAATATGGGTAGGAAGTTCAACCAGCAAGCCTGCTGAGGTCGCACTTCCGACAAGCGGAACAAATGGATGTGCAGGGACATCCGATAAATTGCTCTACAATACGGCAACAAACGCATTCTCATGCGGAACAGACCAGGACACTGGCGGAGCAACGGGTTATTCAACAGTTGAATATGGCGGGACACCACTGACACAGAGAAGTAATTTGAACTTTGTCGGGGCTGCCATGACTTGTGCCGATAATTCCGGGGATGCTCAGACGGATTGCACAATAGATACCGACATCAATACCATCGCAGGACTGTCTTGCAGCCAGTATCAGATAATCAATAAGGGTGCATCGGCATGGCAGTGCGGGGCGAATCCATATGATGCCTCAAGCATAACGACTGGGACATTGAGCGATTCCCGGTTGTCATCTACCGTGACTAATCAAGGAGATACGTTCAACGGGGCTTCCCAGCTCGTACAGTTGAACTCCTCGGCACAGTATCCGGCCCTTGACGGTTCGCTCATAACAAATCTGCCGAGTGGGTTTACCAATCCCATGACAACTCGCGGAGATATTATTTATCGCAATAGTTCAAATGTTACAGCGCGTTTCCCATTATGTGCTGCAAATGAATATGTCGGATCAGATGGTACTGACCTTACTTGTATGGCTGCGGGTTCAGCAAGTTCTATCAGTGGGGTATCCGACACAACTGATTCGACTTCCTATGTCGCATTATTTGAGAGTGCTACTGGAACGCTCGCACCAAAGACAGATGCAGGGATAACGTACAATGCCAGCACGGGTATGCTCACGGCAACCGGACTCACTGGACCGCTGACAGGTACGGCATCGGGGAATCCCACGGGAACCGGAACGGGGGCATATTATTTGCCAGTGTGGACAAGCACAACCGCACTCGGTTCATTATCATCCAAAGGTACGGCGAATCAACCGTTACTCTCAGGCGGGACAAGTGCGAATCCTTCATGGGCGGCCTATACACTGGCAAGTCCGTCAACGTCAGGGAATATTATGAAGTCCGATGGAACGAATTGGACCAGTTCCAATACATTAAGTGTCTCAGCTCTTGACCTCGGAAGTGCTACTCTTGAAATACCAAACTCAACATCCTTGCCGGTGACTTGCACCGTTGGGCAGATTTATATGGACACTGATGCGACGAGTGGACAAAGGATATACGGTTGTGAGTCAACTAACAGTTGGGTTCTTCAGGGAGGAACTGGCGGCGGTTCAGGTACGATTGAAACAGGCGCAGATAATGCACTGGCTTACTATAATGGAGCAGGGACTACAATCAATGACAGTCCCATCACCATTAATGAGACTACGGGAGAAATAACTATACCAAAACAGTCAGGAGTATCGGGCAAACTATTGCTCTATGAATCCAATTCCACGGATACAAACGGCATGGGTTGGCAGGGTCCGACATCTCGGTCATCAGACTTATATCTTAAACTACCCGATGCCGACCCGTCAGGCGGGCAATATTTATCCTGTGCTACTCCTTCGGTTGGTGTGTCTTCCTGCACATGGGCATCGGCAGGGTCAGTGTCATCAGTAACGGGTGCTAATGGTGAGACTTTTGCCAATGGAACCGATGGGAAATGGACATTCACAGGAGTAGGAGGCAGTAATAATGAGGATTTGACGATAGACTTAGAAAGCACGGCAAATACCGTTACGCTTGGAACTTCTACGGGTGTGACGATGATTTCCACTGGAAGCATTGCGTTTCAGAGTGCGGTGAATATAAACTCCGATGCGAATGGAATGACATCGGGAGAGATGACAACGGCTGGAATGTATGGTACGATGTTTTTTGCAACGGGGGCCGGGACGTGGAATCTTCCAGGTGCGGTGGCTGGCATGAGTTTCTGCATTTACTCAACCACGGCAGCCGCCGTTGTAGTGAATCCAGACAACTCAGATTATATTGTACTTAATGGGACAGCATTAAGTGCGGGGGATTCAATAACGTCTGCTTCGGGAGCAGGCGACTTCATCTGTTTGGTGGCAAAAGATGCAACATACTGGTATACATTAGGAAGGAGTGGGACATGGTCAGATACAAACTAATATCGTTTATTTTTATTTTACTATTGATACCTTCGCTGGTTTATGCAGGTGGGAGCGGGGCGGGTTTGATATTTAGTGGTGGAGGTATAACCAATCCTGCAAGTACACTTTGGGATTCAGTACGAGGCAAGTGGAATCTTGCTAATGAGACATGGACTGACCTATCGGGATATGGCAATGACCTTACTGCCAACGCTACTCCAGTGAATGCGGATGGACATTTTACTTCAGCAAATGCAGCAGCGGATTTTGAAAGAGGGGACACAGATTACCTGTATAGGGCAGATACTACATCCTTGTCTATCACCGGTAATATTACATTGAGCGCATGGGTGAAATTAGAGACAGTCGGGACAATATACCAGTTTATTATTAGTAAGGAATCGAGTACGACAAATAAAAGTTATTGGATGTATGTAGATGCCACTGAGCAGGCATGGTGTGCGCTTAATTATACTGGGGTAGCAGGCGGGGGGACGATTGCGAAGGGGGCCACATCGCTAAGTACTGGAACGTGGTATCACCTTGCCTGTGTTTATAATGGTACCGATATCCGCGTATATGTAAATGGGGCATTGGACTCCAGTGCTGACAATCCAAAGTCTTGGACAAATGGCATTTATGATGGTACTGCCCAGCTTAGATTGGGTAATGACGGGTCATCAACACATTACTTGGACGGCATATTGGATGATGTGGCTATATGGGCGAGGGACTTATCATCCGCTGAGATATCAACCCTATATGGATTGGGGGACAATTTTGCTGAATAATATATTTTTCTCTATATTTTTATTGTTGTTCCCGGTCAATGCTTTCGCAACTTCATATAATGTGTTTTTCTTTGCAGGGCAATCAAATTGTGCGGCGGCTGACGGTATTTGTGATGGTAACTGCACTACTGCACGATGTGCGCTTGGACAAGGAATTTTAGATTTGAATGGACTTGGACAGCAACAGACAGCAGATTTAAATTCTTTGGTTGCGGCGACAGCATCAGTATCAGTTTATTCCCTCGGAGACGCACGGGGAACTATTGGTAGTTCTTACGGATATTCTACAGATACAAATGGCGACCATTATAAGGTTTGCGGTTCGGAGATTGGTTTCATTAGAGGGTTATATGCTTCTGGATGGAGGAATATCGTTGTCATAAAGTTTTGGGGAAACTACAGTTCATTAGAGGGGGGAGTGTCAGCATGGGTTTCTCCTAATAGCAAATGGACTGCGATGATAAATGCATTCACAAGCAGATTGAGTGAATTGACAGCGTATGGTGCTGGCGGTAACACTTACACAATAAGGGGGATGTTATGGCATCAAGGGATAGATGATGGTCTATTGCACCGTAGTGAATCTGCGTATGAGGCAGACTTGACACAGATTATATCCGACATAAGAAGTACATACGGTGCGAATCTACCCTTTATATTGGCGCGGAGTGTCAATTCAACATTAGTCGGCGATCCCTATATGGGATATATCAGGAGTGGGCAAGTCGATGTAGCAACCGCAACATCTTACTCTGATTATATCAATTTAGACGATTTGACACCCTATGTCAATACGCATCACATATCAGCGGCAAGTCATTTAACATTAGGTGGCAGAATGGCAACAGCCATGCTAACTTATATCGGAAGTGGAGAAGGAAGTTCGGGGACAGTAAACATTGGGGCAGGAGGAAGTTTCTCTTTTGGTTCTGGTGGAATTATAACGCTGGGGGAATAAATGGGTGATGAAGAGTTATACGACACGTTAGGCGATTATATACCCGGAGTTGGACCCTTCGGGGAGGCCGGTGAAACTCCACCGGTTGTAGTCCCGACTACCACTCTATTGCCAGAGACGCTCAGCATTGCCTACGGTTCGCAGATTCGGGCAAGATATGACGTACTCCGTGTCGGAACCCAGAGGCGTTTGAAATCATCCTACGGTCCACTACATACAATCTCGATACTCAGCAAGTCCCGACTTACCGCAGCCGAAGAGGGTGCGTTTTATGAGTTCTACTGCGACAGACGGGGAGGGTATGAACCGTTTGCCATGTTTGACTTCACTCCTGACTACGACAAGATCTGGACGGATGTTTACCTTGGCACTGGCAATGGTGACACGACGGCATTTGAACTTAAAGGCAAAGGAACGAGCAACGTAACGATTACGGTTGCTGGCGTTTCCGATGCTGATTTTTCGGTAAGCACTGGAACAGGCACGAACAGCCAGGACAAGATAGTATTCGGAACCGCACCGACAGGGATAATCAAGGCCCGATTTAACGGTATCAGATACTTCCCGACTTGCGTATTCTCAAGTGTGGAGATCGAGCGATCCCTCATGGTTCGGCTGCTGTACTCCACGGGATTTGAAATAGAGGAGCTACAGCCGTGAAGGCTTACAGTCCCCAGTTAATAGCTGAGAAGGCAAAGGCGAATGTCACGACCTACTGGTTCATCCGCATAGGAGATTTCTGCTTTACGGATTGTCCTGAGACAATAGACCACAGTGGGATGACGTATATTTATTACCCGATAAAACTGTCTGCCATAGAAGTGTCCGATGCCAATACGATGGACGGCTGCCAGATAGAACTCGGAAGTGTTGACCTGACGGCTGCCTCACTGGTGCTGAACAATACCATCAAGTATGCCGATGTGACGATAGAGGAAGTCTGGTTCGACAGCACCATGACGGAGATTGACTCGGAAATCGTATTCACTGGCAAGGTAGATGGAAGGCCGGAACTGAATGAGGAGTTCGCAATCATCACGGTAAGTCCGCACAAGAATCCGTGGACGGCAAGGTTTCCCGGCACGATGATATCGAAATATAACTTTCCGAATATCCCTGAACGCGGCACTAAGATTGCGTGGTGGGATATGGTCATAACGATAGAGTAATGGGTCTATTATCCGGAAGCTGGATACCCTCCACATCATCGTCTATCGGTACATTCGGCAGTTATACCTCGCCATATATCTGGTCACCTGTCACGGAGATAACCTATGGCAGAAACAATCAGACGAAGACCAGACCAAAGGAGGCTTCCCCGGCAGGTCAGTATATCCCGATACCATACGGAAGATGCAAGGTACAGGGATTGTTCGTTTACCTGAAACAGATTGGAGATATCCATTCTTCAAGTACACGAATACATGGGATATGGGTATTCGGCGAAGGGGAGATGGAGGAGTATGAGTCATTACTCATAAACGGCAAACTCGTATCAACATATTCAAATGTAACCGTCGAGTATTATAAAGGTACTGCCACTCAGACGGTCTGCAGCCTTAATGATTATGACCCGACTTTCACCGATGCAATGGAGGGATACCCATATGCCTATATCCGGTTCGGCATGAATACCGGGATTACCGAAATGCCGACGGTAGAGGCAGTCGGGAAGTGGAAGAAAGTCTATGACCCTCGCAACAGTTCAACGGGCTACAGTTCGAACCCGGCACTTGTTCTCGCGGATATTCATACAAATCCTAACTACGGGAACAGTCCGATAGATTGGAACAGCGTTGCAAGCTGTGCCGATTACTGTGATGAGCTTATCGGGGTATCACCGGATCAGCAGAAGCGGTATGAGTTCAATTACTGCTTCACCGATGGAAATATCAAGAGTGCCATGGACTTCGTAAAGGTTCACTTCCTCGGCAATATCTATCCGGACAGAAGCACCTATACAATGCACACCATGAAGCCGAAGTCGCCGGTTGCCACATTCGACGAATACGACGACAACGGGAAGAAACAGATATGGGATTTAATGATACCGGCTGTCGAGTCTCAGGACATGATAACCCGGATAAAGTATTCGTACACCGACCCTGAGATATGGGATACCATAACCGCGCCTACCTTGGATGACCCACTCATTGCCACAAATCAGGCGGAGGTTCACGAGGCAACATATGACCTGACCGGGTGTAATTCTTTCTCACAGGCTAAGAGGATTGCGACGGCACTTATCAACATGAGGCTGTCGGACCTGTTCGCGAAGTTCAGCACTCATAATTCCTACGGACTTCAGCCGTGGGATGTTTTCTACCTGACCCACAGTCTCGGATTGAGCAACAAGCAGATGTTCTGCACGAAGATAGATGCCAACGAGGACGGATCATTCACCATCGAGGGGAGGGAATACGACCCTGCATTTTTCAGCGATACCGTCGAAACCGAACCAACATGGCCCGATACAAACTTACCGGATCCGGATGATACGCCGCCCGATGTCCTGACGTTTGAACTTACGGAGGAACTCACACAGTTAAAAGACAGCACGTGGATATCGATTGTCAAGGCGACATGGACGGACGAGGATTGGCAATTTTTGAAACATTTCGAGGTGTGGTATAAGGTAGACGATGGCGATTATCAGTTAATCAATATCACGACAGGGAATACCTATGAGTTGAGGGCGATACAGGAGTTATCGACCTATACGTTCAAGATAGTGGCGGTATCGTTTTGGGATAAGAAAAGCGACGGAGTTGAGAGAACTATCATTCCGCAGGGCAAATACCTTGTGCCGACTTGGAAAGACGGGGCAGGGCTTGTCGGGATAGAGGCCGGGGACATCGTCATACTCAGATGGTATATGCCGGACTATACAGCCCCGGCCATTGATATTGACATAGCAGGGTATGAGATACGGCGGGGTTCTACTTCAGACACATGGGACTCAGCGGTATATATAGCCTTTATCGACGCGCTGGTTTACACGGATAAGAACTGTCCAGGGGGAACGTGGCGGTATTTCCTGAAGGCAAAGGATAGCGTCGGCGGTTATACGGAGATAGCCCTGACAGCCGATGTTGTTGTTACACTGAATCCGTACTCGACATTCCAGCACGACAGGTTCTTTGACGTAACGACCATGACGGGTTCAAGCATTGCCCTCTGCCTCGGTGATATCGTAGTCCCCATTCATGCCTCATACGACACGCTCGGAGAGAGATTCCCCGGCACGAATATCGGGGATGGTGTAGGAGGTACTTACAGTTATCTCTGCCTTCCATCTCCGACATCGGCAGACGGCACGACAACGGCAATAGATATCGGGCAGATAATATCGGGGGAGTGGTCGCTGAGTTATTCAGCTCAGAAGCTGGGGACCGGGACGGCAAGCATAACTCCAAAACTCTGTCTTTCGGTTGATAACGTCATCTTCACGGAATATGACGCATCAGTTCCGTTCTCAGCAGTCGGAAGATACGCGAAGGCGAAGTTCGTGTTTGCATCATCGTCACTCGATACCACGCACATACTGTCAGGACCCATTTATACAACCGTATTCAGTGAGCCGAAGGAAGAGTTCGGAGAAGCATCCGTTCCGAGTTCCGGTGGTAGTGTCGGGGTGGCAGCAGTTGTGTTTACCACGACATTCCTTGAGATAGAGAAGATAATATTGACACCACTCGGCAATGTGCCGAGAATAGCCTGCGCCGACAACCTGACGACAATCGGATTCGACCTATGCCTGTTCTCAACGGCAGGAGTTCCGGCCGGTGGTGATTGCAAATGGTTAGTGGAGGGATTCTAAATGCCAATAAATTTTGACAGTCCGCAGGATATAGCGAAACCGGCTATTAAACTCGATATCGTGAGCATACACATGACGGATACGGACATGAAAATTAAAATGAACTGGATTGACAGCGACGGTTCGGTCGTCAAGTCCGGTTCCATGAGCCTTACCGGGCAGGACTTTACCGACATTGTGACGGCAAAGGTAGAGACGGGGCAAGTTGACAAAAGGATATCGAAGGTATTCAAGCGCACGGTCATGCAGAAGGTCAAATCGATGCTGAACATAGCCGGAACGGTAGCGGACTCATAGAGGAGGTATAAATGGCAACTGACGGAGTATTTACAGTAACAAGCCCGACATATCCGGGGGAGAATGTCGCAACGGCATTTGATGAGATAAAGGAGAACTTCGAGTGGATACGGCGATTTATTATGAATGGAGGTGCGCCGCCTATCCACGGTGCGACTCTCGCTTACGGGTATGACGGATCGAACAGACTATCGACCATCACATTCGGGGGTACACTCGCAGGGTCGGCAGCCTTTACTTATGATGGCTCGAACCAGATGACAACGGAAGTCTGGACGCTCTACAGCAAGACGATAACCTATACTCATACATACAGCACAGGGCAAATAACCGGCACAACGGTTTCAATAGCATAAAAGGAGGGGTAAATGTTAGCAGGGATATTATCGAAAATACAGCAATACTTGGATGCAACAATATCAAGCCGTGCGCCGAGTTCCACGGCACTCTCGACTTCGACATGGACCGGGACTCTCGCATCGAATCTGACAAGTAGGGTGGATACAACGGTATCGTCAAGGGCAGCGGCTTCTACGGCCTTATCTAATGCCACATGGACTGATGCGCTGGCGGCAACACTTGCGAATGTAAAACCGATTCCAAAGATAAAGATTCAGACAAACGGGATAGTGGCGGATTCGGTTTACCTCGGAACTTCTGACACATATCGTTTTCCTCAACAGGATAACTATTCAGGAAGCGATAACATCATAGATACGGATTATCAGTGCGGATACCGATTTATCGTGTCGAACGACTCTACCGATGTTCTTATCAATGTTGTTAATATTTCAGGTTCCGGATGGGTGTTCTGTCTTCATCAATTCAATAACAATACAAACTCTAACTGCCAGTTTAATCTCATTGTTGATGGAATTACAGTTTACGATTCGACATATACCGCAGGGACACTTTATACTGCACGAATAGTTGTCGGTAGAGCTGTTTACACATCATCTGGCGCGGCAAGGGTAGGATTAGCCGCGTTGCCACTGAGATATAATTCAAGCCTTCAGGTTCAGCGCAGGTCATCGAGTGCAAATAGTTATACAGTTTTGGTTTATGTCCCGGATTAGTTCTCCTCTCCTCTCCCTTCCTCTACTCCCCACTAAAAGGCCGCTTCCCCTGGCGGCCTTTTTCTTGTCCGGGGTATATGCTACTATAGGGCAGGGCGAGAAAAGGGCAGAAATCGCACTACAGCAAAGATATGACGCATTTTGACACTGACCATAAGCATTAAGCATACCAAGCTACATTTTATAGGGTTTGCGTGGCTGTGGTATTGTGACAATAAATGTTTTTTAATGTGACAAAAATAATCCTTGACAAGTATTCGAGGTGGGTATATATTGTGACTGATGAAAAGAAAATCGGTTAAATTCCACGATGGCAATCACCAAATCCAAAACTAAAAAGAGGCATCGGGTTTTTCGTGTCAATTTTTGGCACGAACAGGAACTCATCACTCCTGAACCGATCCCGGTGTCTCTTCTTATTTCTGGGGGGCGGTTGTCTTTATGTCTGATAAGATATAAAGTGTTAAATGCAGCCGTAACTTTGCAATAGTACCCGCCACTTATCCAACTAACAAAAAATGTCATTATGTAAAGTCTTGCCGTTTATCCACAACTTACAAACAGCTTATTAACAATTCCTGTGGTGCGTGGGTGGTATGAAAACGATATCACTCACACAGAACAAAACTGCATTTTTTGACGACTGCGATTTCCCTTTAATATCCGCCTATAAATGGTTCGCACACAGAATCGGGAATAAATATTATGCCGAAACAAAAATCCAAAAGAAAAATGTTTATATGCACAAATTGATATTAGATGCTCCTAATGGATTTGTTACAGACCATATAGATGGGAATGGATTAAACAATTCAAGGGCAAATCTCAGATTAGTTTCTTATCAGCAAAATGCCATAAATAGAAACAAAAGACAAGGGACATCTTCTTTGTTTAAGGGGGTAGATTTTCATTGTGAATCAGGCAAGTGGAGATCACGCATAAAGATCAATGGTAATGAACAAATCATTGGATACTTTAATTCTGAAATTATGGCAGCACTTGAATATGACGTACAGGCTGCAAAGGTATTCGGTGAATATGCACGGCAAGGCTGAAATCATTGCTGATATCGAGCAAGCGAGAATGACGTTTCAAATGAGAAGGGGGAAGAGATGAAGGCTGATTTATATGCGATGTATTTCCTCGTAGCGTTTTACCTGATAGGCGGTAGTTATCTTGCGTACCTCGCGATTGAGGCACTGCAATGAGCAAGACATCCGAAAATTTATTGCTCATGATAGTGGTCATCCTGGTCCTGCTAATTGGAATGACGCTTTTCTACTTTGAGGCGAAGCATATCGCCGAGAAGCATATTAAGCCTATGGCTGAAAAGGTGGTACAGATTTAATGCCATTAGTTTGCGATTGCGGGAGGCAAACGAATAATCCGAACGGTATATGCGCCGTCTGCAATTCATTCGCAGAGATGAGAAGAGAATTAAGGGAAGACGGGGAAAAGATAAGAGATGACAAGGAGGAAATGGTGCCAATACAAAAAGTAATTCAGATGAAAAAATGTGTCGATTGCGGTCAGGAATACCAGCCTACATCTAACGTGCAGAAAAGGTGTCCGGAGTGCAGAAATAAAAAGAACAAGGAAGAAAAAAGGAGCATCCCCAGAGTGAAGAAGGAACCACAAGTCATAAGAAATGCTTCGAAAGACGGGATCATGCCAAGCCTCTGCGAGATAGCCAACCTGGTGGACACGTTGATAACCACATACACCGCCAATAAGAAGCTCGATATACCGAAGATCATGGATGCCAGAGCGGAGCTGCTCGGCCTGATCGGGAGGGAATGATGGTAACCATAGGTGCTTTCATCCTGGGCGCGTGGATCGGGATAACTATGATGTGTCTCATGTTTATTTCAAAGGAGGCAGACGGTGACTAAAGAGGAGAGGCATTTCATTCATATGTGCGCTCAGTGTGGCTATGTCCACGGGGCAAGGATTATTGACGCGAGCAACGGTAAGGGTGAGGAAGTCAGGAGTAAGTATAGCGACCCCACGTTCATGAAGGGCTATCAGGAAGTAATCAAGGAGAGGCTATGGCAGACAAGGGGAGGATGCTAATGCACTTCGCAAGATTCGATAAATCAGACCGTTTGCAGAGGGTATATCACCTGCTATTAGAAGGCCCGCAGACCACTATGGATATTATTCAAAAGGCGGGTGTCTGTGCGGTCTCATCAATTATAAGTGAATTAAGAGCGCAGGGCATCAGGGTTGAATGTGAGCCGATTAAAAGAGGGGTCTATAAGTATCAACTGGAGAGTCAGTGCTAACCGGCTTCTGTGGTAGAGGGGATTGCACTGGCTACTGTCCAGACTGTTATGAAGATAATGAAGAGGAAGGAGAAGAGATGGCAACAGGTATGGGTTTTAATAGTTGTGATTGCGCGCATGAACTGGTTTTATTTTTCAGCGAGCAATGTCCGATGTGTCAGATCTTGGTTGAAAACCAGCGATTAAAGGCCGAGAAGGTTGTACTGTGTGACACCCTGGAATCGGCAGTGGAACAGTTAGAGGAAATCACGAGGCTGACAGACGGGGAGGTGAGAATTTGATTCGTGCAAAGTTCATTAAAGCTGTACCTACCGAGGAAGGAATCACTTACACGCTGAAAGGGGAATCGGACAAGACGGCATTGCACTCAGCCGTTGATTTGCAAGGTGAGGAGTGTTTTATCGGTATCGCACAAGACACACCGCAAGATAATATGCCCGCATTCCTAATGGTCATGAGGGACATGATTCTGAGGGAGATAGCACTGGCAAAAGAGCAAGGATACAACGAAGCAAAACAGGGGAATCTTTTAACAGGGGAAGGAGAAACAAAGTGAGCACAGACTTATCAGTGAGAGCAGAAGTACCGTTTGAAAAACAACTGATATTGGCAGACGCTTTTGCCAAGAGCCATTTGTTTGGAGTCAAGACGAAAGAGGAAGCATTGGCATTGATGGCGATTTGTGAGGCAGAAGGGTTGCACCCCGCCATTGCAGTTCGTGATTATCACATTATCCAAGGCCGTCCTGCACTCAAGGCGGATGCCATGCTTGCACGGTTTCAGCAAGCAGGCGGGAAGGTTCAGTGGAAGGAGATATCCGACCAGAGAGTATCGGCAGTATTCAGCCACGCTGCCGGGGGATCCGTCGAAATTGAATGGGACATGGCGAGGGCGAAACTGGCAGATCTCGGCGCAAAGGATAACTGGAAGAAATATCCAAGGCAAATGCTACGGGCGAGGGTTATATCTGAGGGTATCAGGACAGTCTATCCTGGTTGCGTGGTAGGCGTTTATACGCCAGAAGAGGTCGCAGACATGGAACCAATCAAGGTTGAGCCGATAAACGTCTCTACGGTCACTACAGCCCCGCCACAAACGAAAGCAGAACCTACCAAGGAAGCAGTACCGCAGGAATCAGATGCAGACCTCATGGAAATGGCTGCCGTGGTAGAGAAAGTCGAACAGAAATCCGGTGAAAAGGGCGGCAAGAAGTGGACGAAATATTTCATAACAGCGGGCGGTGACAAGTTCTCGACATTCGACAAGGATATTGCCACTTTCTGCAAGGAATCCTCACAAATTAGTCAGATAATCACGATACAGTTTAAGGTGACGAAATATGGCAACGATATAGTGGATGCGTTTATTGATGCCAGGAATGCAGAGGAAGATGATGCCGCATCCTAAGAAGGGATATTTCAACAAGGACGGCAAAGCAGTACCCGGCACGACAACGATTATCGGACGCTTCAAGGAGTCCGGCGGTCTCATTTACTGGGCATGGAAACAAGGCAAGGAAGGCAACGATATCCGCGACATTAAAGAGGCTGCCTGCACAGCAGGGACACTTTGCCATGATGCCGTAGAACACTATATCCACGGGAAAAAGTACAAGTGGACAGGTGATAAGGAGATAGTCAAGAAGGCTAAGAAATCATACTCGGCATTCCTCGAATGGGCGAAGCAGAGTCAGCTACAAGTCACACATACCGAGGTCAGCCTGGTATCGGAAAAGTATCAGTTCGGGGGAACGCTGGATGCAATGTTCATTCAGGGCAAGCGGTCGCTCGGAGATTGGAAAACGTCTAACCATTTGGTAGTTGACAATCTTTGTCAGTTAGGCGCATACGGTATATTGTGGGAAGAGAACTATCCCGACGATCCGATTACAGGAGGATATCACCTTGTCAGGTTCACGAAAGAGCACGGGGACTTCTCACATAACTGGTGGGGAGAGTTAGAGACAGCCAAGAAAATGTTTATCAGACTCAGGGATGCCTACGATTACGACAAAGAACTAAAAAAGAGGATAGGATGAAACGCCGCACTCTGCACGACGAAGAACATAACGAGACATGGTATCAGGAATCATATGACGGGAAGCACTGGTATACGGTTGAACCGGAGGAAGATGAAGTCGTTGAGGATGATGAGGAATGAGAGTATTAGTAGCCTGTGAGTTTAGCGGTATAGTCCGAGAAGCATTCAAGGCAAGGGGACATGATGCGTGGTCATGTGATCTATTGCCTACCGAAATACCGGGAAACCATATTCAGGGTGATGTGCTTAAAATTCTCAATGACGGATGGGATTTGATGATAGCACACCCGCCGTGTACCAGACTTTGTAATTCAGGAGTATGTTGGTTGGAAAAGCGTAATCTTTGGGAAGATATGTTTAAAGCAGCAGATTTTTTTAGAGTATTTCTTGAAGCAAACATTCCAAAGATTGCCGTAGAAAACCCTATACCCCACAAATATGCAATAGAAGCAATAGGAAATTATAAATACTCTCAAATCATACAGCCGTGGATGTTCGGACACCCTGAAAGTAAAGCTACCTGTTTATGGTTAAAGAATTTACCACCACTCATCTCAACGGTAACTGAAATAACAAGGGAACAAAGATTACATAAACTTCCACCTTCTCCAAGTAGGGCGAAAGAAAGATCAAAAACATATAAAAATATAGCAAACGCAATGGCAACTCAGTGGGGATAGCAAACAGAAAGGAGGTGAAGCCTACAGAGGGAAAGAATCTATCAGCAGGGAAGGTGTGAGTTGACAACTTACTCTGAAAGTTGCGGTTAAGGTGCTGATTTGAATTAGTCTCGCCGGGGGGTCTATTAAGGCCCTCCGGTAAAATAGAGGGTGGGTTGATGTGTCAAAAAGGTTGACGGATACCGACAAGTGGAAGAAGCCCTGGTTTCGACAGTTAAATCCCGTGCATAAATGCCTATGGCAGTACATGATTGACACTTGCGACCATGCCGGGATATGGGACGTTGATTTTGAACTGGCAAGTATATTCATAAAAGCTGATTTGGACATTGAAGAGATTAAAAAAGCATTCTCAAAGCAATACATAGAAATCAAAGACGGCAAGAAATGGTTTATAAAGGATTTCCTTGATTTTCAGTACGGTGAACTCAATCCTGCCTCTAAAGTGCACAACAGTGTGATACAGATTCTAAAAAAAGAAAGGGTATGGATAGAGTATGCAAACTGTATCCATACAGATAAGGATAAGGATAAGGATAAGGATAAGGATAAGGATAAGGATAAGGAAAGAGCAACCTCCATGCCAGACAATTTTCAGATATTTTGGCAGGAGTACCCGAAAAAGATAGGTAAGGGGGCTGCATTAAAAGCTTGGCTGAAAAAAGGAATCAACAACGGGACATTTGAGGTAATCATGCTTTCACTGGAAAAACATAAGAAATCCGTTAACTGGACTAAAGAGGAAGGTCAATACATTCCTAATCCTGCAACGTGGATTAACGAGACGCGGTGGGAGGATGAACCGACTCCCATAAAAACCATCATAACTCCCACGATCAAACCGAAGGACGATGTGCTATCTCAGATAAAGGCGGCTAAGAAGGAAAGGGAAAATGCAGAACATAAACCCGCATAACCTTGAAGCAGAGGAGCAGATTATTGGTACGCTGATCATGGACAGCAACCTGGTCCATGCCGTCAGCATAACCGCAGATGATTTCTATGTCGAGAAGCACAGGCAATTATATCGGTCCATCCTTCAGCTTGTGGCAGACGGTATCCCGGTAGAGTATGTGTCGCTGAAAGAGAAGGGGCATGAGCCCCACGAGGTAAGCCGGTTAATAAACAACATCGTTACCACCTCAAACATTCATTACCATGCGGATGTCGTTAAGGAGTACAGCAACCGCAGGAAGATACGTCAGGCTTGCATACAGGCAATTCAGGATATCCAGGACGAGTCCGTTGATACGGTCATGGCGAATATCAGAACAAAGCTGGCAGACATAGCAAACGGAAGGGGTAAGGCAATCATAGCCTCAATGGATATCGCAAAGGACTTACAGGAGTTCTTGGAGAGAAGGGTAAAGAATCATACATCGTTATCGGGTGTGCCGTCAGGGTTCGAGTCATTGGACGACCTGACAGACGGATGGCAGGACGGGGACCTGGTAATTATAGCGGCGAGGCCCGGACAGGGTAAGTCTGCCTTTGCCATGGCGATATCTGAGAATGCGGGAGTACCGACAGGGATAATATCTATCGAAATGGGCGCGCATCAGATAGGCATAAGGACCCTCGCGACACTCTCGGGGATAGACTTATGGAGATTGCGGAAGGGGATACTGAACCATGAGCATTGGCCTGATGTGGCGGCTGGCATATCCCGGTTTGCCGAGTTGCCGTTGTATTTCAGCTTCACCGCGAAGAACAGCACGGAGATAGAGAGGACCGTAACGCAGATGGTCCAGACCTACGGCTGCCGAATGATAATCGTTGATTACTTGCAGCTCACGAAGGGCTCAAACGGGAAGAAACGGGAGCAGGAAGTGGCGGAGATTAGCCGGTTGCTAAAAATCATGGCGCAGACACACAACCTACCGATCATAGCACTCAGCCAGCTTAACCGGGAAGTCGAGAAGAGGGAAAACAGGAAACCCATATTGAGCGATTTACGGGAATCGGGAGCAATCGAACAGGACGCGGATATTGTGATATTTCTGTACAAGGAACGGGACAGCGACATTGATTCCGATTTTATCAACCTGGATATTGCGAAGGGTCGGAACATTGGCCTCGGAAGCGTTCAGTTGAAATTCAATGGCAATCAAATGAAATTCGAAGAGGTGATAGCATGAGCGAAACAACAGACAAGACACAAGTGCCGCCGTTTGTCTACATGACCACAAGCGAGCAGAACAGGCTAAGTATCTTAAATATCCAAGCAGAGCTACTTACCATCCACGCAAAGATAGACAAGATTCTGGAGGCATTGAAGCAATGACCATGTGCCTCCCTCCAGAATTTAGTCTGAAGCGTGACGGTGACACTTACTGGATTATCAATAATAACACGGGCTGGGAGTCGGAACGATTCGGGCTTGAGGATATACGGGTGTTATGGTCTGGTCATGTAAGTGACATGAAAAAAGTGTTTGACCTGAAGGTGGTGGTGAAATGAGATTATTAACACTGAGTTGCCATGCACTCGTCGACGGAAATGGCGAGTTGTTAAGTAGCCTATCTGCGAAGCCCACTATCGAAAAGCATGGCGCAATCGCCCGCTATCGGGGATGGAAGGAGGGAGAATGAAAGATAAAATAGCTGAGATAATTATGAAATATGTAGATTCATGGGACTGTACTTATGAACCTATAAACTCGAAGATACTTGCCGACCAAATCCTTGCCCTCATCTCTCAGGAACATAATAAAGAAATTAGTCTCACTGAAGACTTGAGTGCAGATATGGCAGAAATGGCGACTAAGTATTATGACTGTTTCAAGAAACTAAAAAAATATGAGGAACTCCTCAAAGGGGTGGGGGTGGAGGAGGAGTGTCAATACAATGACCATATGCTCTGTGGTGCAAATGAGAAAGGTATAGGCGACTGCTATCATCCAGATACACCAACTTGCCACGGAGAAGGCACTATCACAAGACAGGCAACGATAGAGGATGTGGAAGTGTGTTGGATACCTGAGCATTATGTATTCATACTTGAATCCAAGAAAGGAAGGTTGGTGGTGAAGGAATGAAAAGACAAAACGCATGGATTCGCTTCTCTCTGGAGAATATCGTTAAAGAAGGCAAAAAACACCGGGCTATCGTCAAGGTAGCTTTATTAACAGATAAGGATGAGATAATAGAGGGATATAGGGAGATGTGGCTTGATATAGGTGATACCGTCAGTATGCCGATTAAATTTACCCAAAAAACAAAAATGGTGAGAATAAAATGAGAGAATTTTCCACAGGCGCAACCCGGGACATTGACGACGGAAAACTGGATTATGAGGGATTCCTGAATCCGTTCGTGCTGAAGCGTTACGCCGAGTATCTGCACAATCACAGGGTACAGGCAGACGGACAACTCAGAGCCAGTGATAATTGGCAGTTGGGGATACCAAAAGAGGTTTACGCCAAGTCGCTGAACAGGCATCACATGGAATTGTGGCTGCAGCACCGTTCAACCGTGAAGGACAGGCAACTCATGGAGGAATCACTGTGCGGGATAATTTTCAACAGCATGGGGTATCTGCTGGAAATGCTAAAGGAGAAAGAATGACCATACCTGCCGAGATAGGTGATTTCAGCGAGTGGGCAGAACTTGACGAATGGTTTTGTAACATATCAGGAGAGAAACGACACAAGTGCGATAAATGCGGGATTTACTATATCACCTGTAATCACGGAAACAATCAGCATGAAGGTGAGAAACTATGTGTGGAGTGCGCCGGACAACACAACTCATACGACAAGGAAAGGAGAAGGGTGCAGCAGAGGGAATATGCGAGGAGGTATCGGAGAGTGGAAACAGATCATAGGAGAAAGGAGAACAGGGGATGAGAAAGAGAGAAATAATTACGACAATGGATTATGCGAAGTTCAGCCTATCGAGAAGAAACAGAACAGTAACAGAGCAGAAATTATCACGGCTAACAAAGGCGATCAAGAAGAAAGACCTTACAGTTGATTGCCCGATAGCAGTAGATCGTAACTTCGTTATATTGCGTGGACAGCACCGTTTTCTTGCTTGTAAAAACTTGGGATTGCCGGTGCATTATTTCATGACAGAAAGGATAACTGACGAGGATGTGCCGAGTATGGAATGCGAACAGGATAAGTGGACTGGATATGATTTCATGAAACGGTACATTGAAGATGGGAAAAAAGATTATAAGAAATTGCAAGAGTTTATGGATACGTTTGGATTTCATCTTATGGATTCGATTTTCTTGCTTAACGGTAATTTGTCGGCAGACGTTTATAATCAGTTCAGGAGAGGGGATTTTAAAATTAAAGATTACGATACTGCTTGTAATATTGCGAAGGCGGTTGTTGATTTCAAGCCATATTTTGTCGGCTATAAAGAGAGGCATTTTATTAAGGCCTATGCTGCGATATACAAATTGCCAGACTTTGACCATCGGTATATGTTACAGAAGATGAAATACCTGTCTCATCGTATGCACAAATGTGTTAACCGCAGAGACTATTTGCAGATGTTGGAAGAGATTTATAACTATCACAATACGAAACGGAGGATTTATTTTATTGCGCGGGTGGAGTCAATCGAATTACAGGAAGGTAAGGCAGCATAAGAACCATTAGCCGCACTCAATTCATGCCTCGCACGGTGACACCGGAGACGGCGGTCAAGCACGAAATCAAACGCTGGCTGAATCTCTTCGGCTGGCGATGCTGGTATAACCTACAGGGGTTAGGTGCATACAAAGGGATACCGGACATGACGGCTATCAAGAAGGGCGTGGTTATTTGGATTGAGTGTAAGTCCGAGCGCGGTGTTCAATCACCGGCGCAGAAGGGATTTCAGGACATGATAGAACAGCAGGGCGGGTATTATATACTGGCGCGGAGCTCACAGGACGTGGAGGATTATCTGGTACGCAATCACATCCAGCAGTACAGGAGGCTGTTATAATGCAACAGGAGGTATAACATGAAAGTATCTGAACTGATAACCGAACTGCTAAAGATGCCGCAAGACTTTGAGGTTTATTATGAGGCTGATGCAGGGTTAGGCATGATAGCCTGGGTTGAACTTCTTGAACCGGATAAGGATGCGGTATTCCTCATACCGCAGTACGAACAGGAGGGCTGACATGGAAATACGAATGAAGGTTGAAGGCGTTGATAATCTGCTCAAGACTCTGGATGCAAAGAAGATTGTGAGTGCTACGAATACGGCTATCAACAGGGCTGCCACTCATTGCCGTGCGCAGATAACGAAACTGAGCAGGCAGGAGTACACGGCAAAGGCAGGATCGGTGAGGCAGGCCATCAACGTCACGAGGTCGACACAAGGCACACTACAGGCAGAGATATCAGTCGGGCGCAAGGTTGTACCGTTGATTGATTACAAGACAATCGGGAAAGGCGGGCCGGGTAGGAAGGCAAAGGCAAGAGTGGCAAAGGGTAAGAAGCCTAAGATGGTTATACCGCCTATCGTGAAGGCAATGGTCAAAAAGGCAGGTGGCTACAAGGAATTGCCACAGGCATTCATACGCACCATGAGATTCGGCAAGAAGGTGTTTGTACGCGGAGGGAAAGCACCGTCAGGACTTACTGCACTATCAGGACCGTCACTTGGTGGTATTGTGCAGGCAAACATCGAGAAAATCAAAGAGTCAACGACGAAGAACCTCATGGACAATCTCAAGGGTGCGTTTGATGCCGTGCTTGGGAAGTTTAGGAGATAGGATGGGAAGAGGAAATATCGCGGGTCCTTTCGGAAGCCGTGCCGGGCAGGTTCCGCGAGGT